TTTTGCGTGAAGAGAAGGAATATTTATTGATTCTGTATGGAGATTATCCATATCAATTTTTGAATCTCTTTCCCACATATCTTGAAGTTTATCAAGATCGATCATAAGGGATTATTTTCTAAGTCGGTTATATTGTATACAGTATACTTGAAACTTACGTCTGCTGTAAAGTAATCAATGTCAGTATCTGTTGCGTCAAATCCAATCGTTGATAATGAGACTGGAAACAGGTCATCAAAATTAACTTGAAATTTTGGAATTAAATTACTATTCAATATTTGAAGGGTTCCGTCAGAATAAATGTTTTGTCTATCTTTTACATAAGAAGCTCTCACATCTGAACTTTTTTCCAAATTTCTAAACTCTTGAACTTCTTCTGGATATCCAAGTCCTCTCATCCAGTTTTGAATCTCCATATAATTTCCCAAATCTTCGTCAACTAAAAAACGAATATTTAAATCACCAAAAACAAGTTTATCTCCAGGAATGTCTATATCCTTAAGGTATGTTGGTTGATTAGCTACTCCTAAATTAATATCAGGAATATTTGCTTGGTTGCAAAAAAATGCTGCTTTGGGACTTCTTTTTAATGAAAATTTAAAACCAGTTGGTGATAAAAAATTCTTATTTGTTATCGCTGATTCTATCGGCATCTTTTTCAATTATTTAGCATAAAAAAAGAGGTCCCTTTGGGACCTCTCATATAACCTTGTGAAAAAGGATCACATAAGGTTCTTAACAGCAACACGTCTGTAGTAGCGGTTCTTATTAGTAGTAAGAGCGCCTGCTGCCTGGTTTGTTCCTTCAGCGAAGGGATTGGCAACCAGACCATAACGTGTCTTGAAGCCGATCTTGGGTTGGAAGGTATTCTCACCAACTGCACGAACCATCTGAAGAGGAACGTATGGGCAGTAGAAGAGTCCTGCGTCATAAGGTGAAGAACCCTTATAACCAACAACGTAGTACTGGTTACCTGGAGTTCCGTTAGCGGAAGTAAGGTTAGCAGAATAAGGATCGATATATACGCGATACTTACCTTGCAGAACACCAGCGAAGGTGTTACCAGTGTCATCAACGTTAAGGTTAGCGTTGAGTGCAGGGGTGTAATCAAGCACACCAGCCATGGTCAGTGCAGAAGCAACGTCTGCAGAACACATGATGATGTTACCCTTTCCTCTACGAGTTCTTTGTGCGATTGCGTTAGCATCACGCTCGATTTGGAACAGAAGTCCTTTGAACTTCTCAACTGACCAACGACCATTGGAGTCGATGTCAAGGTCGAAGATACCTGGAGTTGCAGTGTTCTGAACAGCGCCTTGCTCAGCCACCTTATAGATGGTTCTGATGACTTCTCTGTTGATTTCCGCAAGGATCTCAGTGGAGAGAATGTTAGCAAGTTCTGCTTCAGCGTTAAGACCGTGAATTGCCTTAAGGTCTTGTGCCAGTTCCAAGGAGTACTCTGCTTTCAGAGCTCTTGACTTGGCGGTTACAGTGACTTTCTCGATCGAGAATGCCATCTGGTTGAAGGCACCAATGCCATCTCCAAGGTCTTCTGCCTTGTCAGTACGCATGCCCTGACCGACATTGTATCCAGTAGAGGATGCAGTGCCTACGGGGTTAAGAGCGCCTGGATTTTCTCCATTTTGTGAAGTAGTACCCATACCAGCAACAACTTCGGATGCACCTGCAACCAAGTTGAAGTTGGAATCTTGTCCAGAGAAAGCAGTATCTGCTTCGTTGAACATTGCTTCGTCGCCACCCTGAGTCTTGTAGCGTGAGCGCATTGCAAAGATAAGTCCAGTAGGACCGCTCATTGGTTGTACGCCTGCAAGGTCATATGCGACCAGGTTAGGCATTGCGCGTCTGATCAGGGAGATCAGTACAGGGTCGAAACCTGCGGTGTTTGTACCACCTGAGGAGGTATATCCACCATTACCAACTGCGTTGGTAGGTCCTTCAGTCAGGAATGAACCTGACTCAGAGAAAGCCTGTTGCTCTCTCAAAAATTTTTCTTGGTTCTCTAGCAGGACAGCGGTTACGGCTTTACGATGAGAATCTTTGATCTCATCACATCCTTCAGCGTTTAGAAGGGGAGCCCACTTTTCCTGCAAGTGTTCAGAATGGAACATTTGCTATTTACCTTTAAAGTGTTTAGTTTTTAGTTTGAATTATAATATTAAATTCAATTATTTGTTAAATGCCGAAAGAGTTTTCAAATATGTAGCCATTGAACCTGAAACTGTTTCAGGAGCATTGTCTACACCTTCTGATAGACTTTCTGATTTAACAATTGGAGAAGTTTGGTTTGAAGCGAAATATGCTTCCTTTAATGTCTCCAATTTTTCACGATAAGATTCTTCACTTTCAAACTCTACACTCTCAGCAAGTGAAGCGAGCTTCTCTTTCTGAGTAGCAGCAAGGCCCTCAGAAACGTCATCAAGGATTCCATCAGCAACCGACTCTGCGAGACGCTTGTTAAGGGAAACATTTTTCTCAATCTGCTCGTTGAGTTTTGTCTCCATATCATCAAGTTTTTCTACCATGCTTTCAAGCACATCATATTTTTCTTCAGGGATTGTTACATAATGTTCTTCAAAAAGACTCTTCAGTCCAGTCATGAAGGATTCAGATAATTCCTCCTTCAGACCACTCTGAACAGCAAGTTGGTTCTCAGTGAACCATTCTTCAGAAACATACTCAAGGTATGAATCTACACGCTCATTAAGAGCAGTTTTAATTTCAGAAACTTCTTCTAGAATCTTTTCTTCATAAGATGATTCTAAAGTTTCTTTGATTGCTGCAACCTTAGAACCAATTGCTGCTTCAAAAATTGCTTTTGCTTTCTCTTTAAACTCTTCGGAGAGTTCTTGGTCACCAAGAAGTGCTTCAACATCCTCTTGGACATCGATTTCAGTGTATGTAGGAGCTTCTGCAACAACTTCTTCTTCTGTAGTTTCTTCTTCAGAAACCACTTCTTCTTCAGAAGTTTCTTGCTCGGCAACTACTTCACCTTCGACCTCTTCTTCCTCCTTCATACCCTTCATTGCATCAGCAGATTTAGCGCCTTTGTTGACGATATCTTTTACTTGCTTAAGAGTTCCAGCAGGTTCTTTTAATTTTGCTGAATCATCATCGGGTTTGTAGTTCTCTGGAGTAGGACCACCAAGATCTTCAATTGCACCAAGCTGAGTTCCAGGGTCGGTCATTGTAGGCATACCCTCTGCAGGTTTTGCATTAGCGTTAACTGCAGTTTTGGATTGCTTAGTGCCTGCTTCCATTTCTTGTAAGTTTTTGTCACTAGACATTTGTACTCTCCGTTATCCTTAGTTTAAATTAACTATATTTATTTATAAATAAATGTTTTTTATGTAATTGTAATTGTATTTAGAGATTATTTAAGAAATTGTCAAATAAATCTACCTTCCTTTCGTTCAATCTTTTTTGAAATGCCAGTGACTCAATAGTTTCTTTCATCTTTTGGGCATACTTTTCGCGAAGGATACCACCTTCCCAAACCCATTCTTTTCCTTCCATAATTCCCTCAACAAATGCATCAGGTGCAGAAGGATCGGCAACAATGTCAGCAGCAGTTGCTAACATAAAGTCATCACCAACAACATTAAAACCTTCTCTGGTTGCTTTTAATGAACCAATACCTCTAGAAGAAACTCCAAGTTTTACTCCTTCGCCAAGTAAAGAAGATGCAATTTTGCCCATTGGGGTACTCAAAATCTTTGCCTTACCAATAAAGTTTGAACCAGATTCTTTCAGAGAAACAATCTTATGAGAAACTCTATCAAGGTTTACAGTTGGACCATCTGGATGTCCAAGTTCTCCAAGTGCTCTACCAGTAGATACACTCGATTCGTTATATCTACCAACTTCACGTCGAAGAGTTTCCATAGGGTACATACGACCATTACGGTTTTTGATGTTACCCTGAAGAAAAACTCCTTCAATGTAAAGTGACTTTTTTCCGTTACTCTCCTCAGTAATAATATTTACTGATTCGATTTCTTCTCTGATTAGTTTCATTGGATTAATTGGTGTAACCTACTTTTGCTGCTTTCATTGCAGAATCTGTCCAGATAACTTCTGAACTATATTTTTCTAAAAACTCAACGCTGTTCGCTGGCATAGTAAAATATGCTGTAGTTGCTGCACCAACCATTGATGAAAGACCAACAGTTCTTATCGCAGCAGTATCATTGTGTAATCTCACAACCGTAGCATCACTAATACTAGTGGCTGCACCAGCATTTGCACCAGTTGCTACTTCAGTTCCAATTATACGTATACGTGACATTTTTAAAGTGATACTTTATTACTTATTTAGCAAAAACTTATTCAGAATCTTCGGTAGATGCTGAATTGGATAATTCAGCAGCAATTCCTGCAAACACATTAGAAGCGACACCAGGTCTAGAGTTATCTATTCTTTCTGCAGATTTTGCAAATAATACATCTTTTATTTTATCTGTAATGTTGGAAGGTGATTCGTCAGAAATAATCATGTCAATTAAATCATCACTTGCCATAGATTCCTCTCTCATAGTTTTATTAGTGAAATTTCGATATTATTTATATTTCCCCACCATTGGGAATTTCTGGTGCTTCTGTTGACGAAGCATCAATTTCAGGTTCCATCTGTGGTTTTCCTAGGTCCATAGATGTTTCTGTTTCAAAAGGCAATCCTGTTGATGGGTCAATAGTTGCAGGATCTGGTATAATACCTTTCTTAATTTCTTGCTCAATTAGTTTGTCTTGCTCAATAATTTCCATATCAGTTTGACGTAAAATATTACGTCTTACATAATCCTGAGAATAATATTTTCCAATATAAGGTTCTGCTGTTTGAACCATTGCCAACCTCTCATTCAAAAGTTCTGCATCCTTTAGTTCAGAGAAGTGATTGTCATATAAGAAATCATATTGAATATGCTCACTCATGATTTCCCAATCTTCTGGAGTGATGATATTTTTTAGAATTAGTTGAGTTTTCAACATGTCACTAAAGACATTTGAAAATCTTTTTCTCAAACGACCAACAAATTTAGTAAATTTTAATTCGTCTCTGAGGATTTCGGAGGATCTACCGAGATTAAATCCGCCTTCGCCATCCATTCTAGACGGCGGGACGTTGAGTGACCTGAATAACTTTTTTTTAAAATACTCAATGTCTGTGATTTCTCCCAGATTCTGTCCTCCCGGAAGAGTAGTAATTTCAGTACCACGTCCTCCCTCTCGTCTAGGTAACCAAAAATCCTCAAGCATAGACATATATTTTTTATCATCACGAATTTCTCCAGTACTTGCGTCATAAACTAACTTATTACGATAACGTGTCATAACGTCTCGTAAATATTGCTCGGCTTTTACTTTAGGAAGATTGCCAACATCAATGTAGAAGATTCTACGTTCTGGTGCGCGAGACAATCTGTAAATAACTAAAGCATCTTCAATCATTCTTAGTTGATTGAGTGCTTTAATTGCCTTATGAAGATAAGAAAGAGTATTTCCTTTATTTCTATCTACAAGACCTGAAGTGCAGTATGTGATTGCATCTTTTGCAATTTTAATCCCCTGAGTTGCCCCTGTCTGCATAGGGTTGCCAGTTGGATAAATTGATTTTGGATTGTAGATGAAGTACTCTTCAATTTCAGGAAAATCATATTCCATTGGATTGTCACTTTGCAGTCTGTTGAAAGTGGCGTTTTTATCTCCTGGCTTTTTCTTTTGCTGCCTAATATGGCGCATCTTCATTGCATCAATATAACGCAATTCTTTAATACCCTCCTGAGGGTTCTTCATGTCAATAATTTTATGGTAATAGATTCGACCATCAATATACCAATTGCGATAGATTTCATGTGCTTTTTTATCAAAATCCAATAAATCTAAAATATACTTAAATTCTTTACGAATTTTTGTTTTAATGCCATCACTAGCATTAAGATTAGAAAGTTCAATTTCTACAGGACTATCATTTGTATCTGAAACAATTGCTTCATTTACAATATCTTCAATGGCACTGTCAGCTTCTGGATGAAGTGCCATTTCACGATATCTTTTTATCAACTCAAATTCAGTCCTATAGACACCTTCAATATCTACATATGAACCAAAAAAACCACTACTCATGTAGTGATCAGAACCGTCCTCATTATTAGGTGGGACGGGACTGACTACTTCAGGAGATTGTGGTTCTGTGTCTTCAATTGAAAAACCAAATAGTTTGGCCATAATTTATATTTTGAATTAACCTTCCTACTATTTATTAACCATTGGGAGCGCCTGCTCCGGCAACGGAGAATGACTGCACTTGGAATTCAACAGTAAACTCTTCGATTGTATCTGTAGAGTCGTATGATAAATCAATTGCAGAAATATTAGTCGGGAAAATGTCAATGAATTCATATTGCTTAAGAACAACATTTGAAGATCCAGAATTATCTTGACTACTTGTAGTAGATCCTCTACCAAGTTGGAATACCTTGGCATTGACCATGTAAGCAGATGGATCAGTAGCACCTAAGTTATTGTCTAACTTAGCAATCAATTCTGACCACTCTTCAAATGCATTTCTAAGAATAAATCCTTCGTCATTAATAATAGTGACTGTCCACGTATCAATTGTTCTATCACCTGCGACTTTGAATGTTCTTCCCCTAAAAGGAACATCAATAGAAGCGATATTTTGAGCAGGCATTTGCGCTGCTTTGCACATAAATCTAAAGTTATCAGCATTCCACTGAATATCACCTGGGAAATTTGCTAGTTCCACCTCAAACAGATTGGGGCGGGCGCCGCCACCAATCAGTGCTGATTTAAATTGGGAAATAGTCTTGTTTTCTCTTGAAGTTGCCATTGTTTAAATCCTCCTTTTGTTATTTAGATATTATGATCAAACTGTACCTGCCACTTCTTCAAACGAGACGCCAGTTCTCGTTGCAACGAAAGTGAGTGTGACATAGTTAATAGACTTCGCAGGCTTCAGGAAGATGTCTGCTCTGAATTCATTATTATCAATAACGTCAGGAGTGTTATTTGTTGTGTCGCATACAACTAGGAATCCATAGATACCTCTTTTTGCTTCAACATCACGCAGATATGGTTCAACAATGTTTCTGAAGTTTGCTCTTGTTAACTCATCATTGAGTTCAAAGAGTTGTGCTTGCGCTGCTTTTTGAAGTGATTGCTCGACTGTGAGGAACAGACGACGAACATTGATTCTATCGAAAGCAGAAGCATAACCAAGAGCAGTCTTATCACCAAAGAGAAGTGTTCCAATTCCAGGTTGAGTGATAATAGAATTAACTCTCTGTGGATAAAGTTGATCTCTTTGCGCTTTATTTGGATTGTATGCTAATTTAATAGCATTGTTAATAATACCTCTCTGCTGGCCAGCAGGAGAGAACCAAGGATATGCAACAATATTTGTGCGAGTCATTAGACCAGCAACGTCTCCATTACATGGAATGTAGCGGAACTTATTGTTAAATCTATCGTAAGTATACTTGTACCCACTATCAAAGATTGCATAAGAAGATGATGACAACGAACTAAAGTACTTGACCAGATTAGTTGTCTGTGTACCAGTATTTGTTAATCCAACAAGATCTCCTCTGTGTGGACCTACAGTAGCTACACAATCTTTTCTCTCTTGTGCAATCGAAATCAGATATTGTGCTTTCGCCTGAGAATCTGATTGCTCAATGCATCCAGGACCCATGATCAAATAATCTACTTCGATTTCATCTTTATTAGAAAATTTCTCATAGGAGTTCATTATATCTCCTAGTACTGCCTTCATTCCTCCAGAAGAAGAATAATCAACACCACCACTTAGAGAATAAGTTACATTACCTACAGTATTGAAGGTGACTGCTTGTGCATCAAGACCCCAAATACCATCTGCTGTGGAAATTGGTACAAAATCTGCAGCAAAACCAGTTGCCCTAGGGGCAGTACCATGATAAGTATCAGTATTCTGTCCAGGATTTCCTCCAGCATAAATTTGCTCTGAGAAATCTGCGATATAATTCTTGAAGAATGTTTTCTGTGGTGAATTAACAGCAGAGATAGAATCTTTTGCTTTGGAAATACTTACATGCTTTTCAAGAATAGTTCCTGAATTTCCAGTAATAGTTCCCAGATCATCGATGACTACAATGTGCATTGCATCATTGTAACCTTTTCTTTCAGCTACATACTGATTAGTTGTTGGTTTTGGCGCAACAGACTTCCAAAATACAGTGCTATTTGTAAGACCAAGTGTCTGCTGATCATACCAATCAATTGCAGTTGCTACGGTTTGAGAACCTGTAAGTGCTCCGCTAGAATTGATGAAGTTTATAGTATCTGCTGCAGAATATGCTGCAAAACTTGTTCCTTCTGCATAACCAATCTTAGTTTCTGTTCCTGCAGAGGAAACTCTAGATACAACCTTAACGTCGATTGTACTAGCAGAATTTGTAGCATCTGTGGAAACACCTGTGATGATTCCTTTCAGATATCCAGTAAATTGTGAAGTTGTTCCAGCACCCGGTAAGGTGATTGATGCTAGTGATAGGGTAACACCGTATCCAACTGTTGCACCAACTCCAGCAAGACTGGTTGTAGTTACTCCAATTGTTTGGTCTGCTAAATCATCGATAAAACAAACTTTTAATCCATTTCCCCAAGAACCTGGGTTCTTAGCTGCATAGGTGAAATTTGTTGCTTCACTGTGATCATTAATATAATCATCGTAGTTATCGATTCTAGCTGAATCGGTCATGGTTGTTGTACCAATACCAACGCCAGCATTTGCGTTTGCTAATGTAGAACCTGCAGTTCTACATACCTTAAGAACCCCTCCATAAGAAAGATATGAGGCAGCACTCATCCAGTATTCGTACTGTGCATCTGTAGAAAGTGGTTTACCGAAAGTGTTAATTAAATCTCTTTCTGTGGTAATATCAATTGGATGATCTACTGGTCCAATTGAAAATGGGCCAGCAATTGCACCGATATTATCGAGTACATTGTCAGCTCTTCCTACTGTAAGGTCAACCTCCCTTGTCAATACTCCAGGAGATAATTGAGGAGTCGCCATGTTTTTCTCCGTGTCTCAGTTAATCTAAAAAATATTTATTAAAAAGTTACTTTTCACTGGGGAAACATGACGTGAACTACCAATCTGGATATCTCCAATCTCTAACTTTAAATTTTTTTGTTTTTACTATTCTTTTTATAGTGCAGTCTTTACACTCATATGAATATGAAGATGCTACTGGTCCCCTATCTTTTCTTGTCCTGTAAAAACTTTCCACAAGATTTTTAAGTTCTCCACAAGATCTACATTTCCTATCTTGTAATAATAGGTGACCTAATTTAATTTGACCATCTAAGTCCATTATCTATATTCCCACATATGTGACATTTCACCATATTCATCAGTAAACCATCTATCACCATCAGTATCTACAAAACTTTCACTTTCTAATCCATCATTAAGGAATCCAAATGGTGCCATGTCTTGTTCAATTTGATTTTTCTGCTCTTCATATAATCTCTTACGAACATCTTGATCAGTAAGTTCTTTAAAATAATCAGATTGAACTAGCCATGCATAGATGACCAAACACATAGCAAGGTCATCATTACATCCTTCTTCTGCCTCAAAAGAATTATGCTTGGAAATAAATGTTGTTAACTCTGATATTATTTCATAATCATTGAAGATGAGTTTATTCTCTTCAATCATTGTCTTCAAATTTAAAGACCCAATTTTTTTAACAGTCTTTGACATCTTGACACCCAACTGGGTTTTCTTACCAGAAAATCCTTGACCAACAACTTGTCCAGCTCTACCTCTCATGGAACACATAAGAAGATTTTGATATTCTAGATCATACTGAATAATACTTGCAACCTGGTCTCCAATATCATTCACCTCACATAAAATAAACGCACTATTATAACTCTTTACTACTTCATATATGACATTAGGAAATAGCATTGGTTTGATGTCATTGTTTCTATATTTTGCAACTATCTTGTGTGGAAATTGTGTTATGTCAAAAACAACAAATGCTGAGTAATCTTCTCCAACTCCTCTGGCAACATCAACCGTACATACATAATCATGATTTTCCAATGCTGGTTCGTATACATCTAAACCAGCATTACGTGTCAATGGATGATCGTAAATTAATGTACGAAGTTTACTTGGAGCAATGAGAGTATTAACTGATCCTAAGAACTCGCATTCAAACTCAACTTTGAATTGTGCTTCTGAAGTATTGGCAATTGTTGTCTCTTTCCATTTAGAGTCTCTACCTGGAACTTCAGACCAGTGAACATCTGTAGGAACATATTCACTCTTACCTTTCTCTGCATCATGCCACAGACGGTAGAAGTGATTCATACCGTGTGGAGTTGATACAATAATTACCTTGGTGTTTTTACCAGAAGTAATAGTAGGATAAACAGATGCAAAGAACGAGTCTGCAACATGGTTTGGAACGAATGCGAATTCGTCGAGGAAGAGAATGTTGAACGACATGCCTCGGACAGCACTTGCAGACGTAGAAGCTGCCAATATCTTACTGCCATTTTCTAACTCTAAAGATCCTTTGTTCCATGCAATAATACCCTGTTGCATCCACTTAGGTAAGTTCTCATATGCAGTTTGTAATCTTCCCAACAACTCCCTTGCAGTTGCTGCTTTGTTAGCAAGGATGCCAATATTTACACTATCATTAAACACTGCATAGTGTAAAAGATAAGATACCACAGTAGTAGACTTTCCAGTCTGTCTAGGCATCTTACAAATGTTAAACCTATTATCATGAAAGTTATTAATTAACTTTTCTTGAAAATGATATGGATGAAATTGTGTCAGTCCCTCATCAAGAGAGACAATTTTTATATAGTTATTTGCAAAATATACGGGATCTTCTTTACAACGCATAAACTCAAGAACTTGTTCTTGGCTAAATTCTATCGCTGTATTTGCTTTCTTTAGATTCGGATTACCAAGATATACATTATCAGACATATTTTAATCAGCAGTTCCATGCTCTAAGTGATTTGTTGATCCTGCTATCAGGATCACTAGCAGTCTTCTTACTAGTTAGTTTCTTTTTCATACCCTTCATTCGAGCGCAGAAGGATGCGCGACGGGGATTTCCAACCTTCTTGCTTGGTGCCTTAAGGTCGCTTCCAGGATTTTCTCTTTCGTAAGACTTTCTCCCCTTTTCATTAAGTCCTCCTGATTTATTTTTTCCTTCTTTTTTTGACCATGCAGAAGACTCTGCATGAAGGAGTGGATTGCCTGGAACATAATCGGTCGCTGAGTAACTTGATACTTTTGCGCCGGGATATACTTTATCAATCTGATATTGAACATCAGACCTGGTTGGAATTTTAGCAGATGGAAAGAACATTCTAATGCTATAATATTTTCCTCGCCACATTAAAGATACCATAATAATGTTTCCAGTTTTAGAAGGAAGTCTTACCGCCTCATCTACTGGATATCCAACTATCCTATCAATATCATATACTTCATAATCAATAGCGTTGATTGAAGGTTTTAAAGGTTCTGGTTTAATAATATCTTCTACAGTTGCAAATGTTTCCCCATAAGCATCAGTAAGTTCAATGGTTTCTTCTCCCATTGGTTTTACATAATTCTTATTTGGCCCAATTTTTCCACCACTTCCACCTTTAGGTCCCGATTTAGGACTGTTACATGGAGAATTTCCATGTATAGGACACTCAATTCCTTTTTCAGTATGGTTACATGTATCAAGATGCGCTTCTTTTACGCATCTATTATAAGTCTTACCGAAAAGTTTTTGTGTTCCTACTTTCTTGTATCCTTTCCAACATTTCTTTCCTGATTCATCTAATAATTCTTCGCGCCAATTAGAAAATTCCTCTTTTTTAGTACTATTTCCCCAATTGGCAGCACCTTTTTTACGACATTTGACAAGTGCTCCCGATGCATATGCACTTGGCCAAACTGAATACCGTGACTTGACTTTATGGTAACAGGCGTCTTTTTCGCCTTTAGCTTCAATTACTGTTTCTTCAGTTGCCACGTTTTTTGCTTTCCCTTTTCTATCTGGATTGGGATCTTGACGATTTTTACGACGGAATGCAGTTTCCTCTTCATCTTTAGAGAGATCACTCTTCATTTTACTTGAACCGCATTTTGGTTTTGTAGTTTGTCCTGGTTGCTTGGCACAAGGTTTTCCTGAGTATTTGCCACCCAGTTGAACCCAACCAGGCTTGCCATCACTAGACTTACTCTTGCCAAACCAGTCACGCAGAGAAGAATCACCACTTTTTGATTCACTTACTCCTCCACCATTACCATTACCATTACCATTTTCAACTGGTTTATCAATGCCAACTTCTTCTGGTTCTCTACCGCCACCAAGATATTTTCCTGCCATTTTTAATCCAGCAGGAATTTTCTTACATTCTTTATCAGTATAGCAGTAATAGTAACCAGATTTACACTTCATTTTATTGAATGCTCTTTTTATATTTAGTTAAATAATGTTCTTTAAACTGACCAAAAGTTTTTCTTATTCTATTTTCAGTATTATTATCCATTGTCTGTACAAATTGACTAGAAGCATGAACCATATTATTAATACCTGCCATCGATAGTTTTTCTACAGGATAAACACCAGATCCCAATTCCCACTTATTGAGACCAGATTCTCCAGGTGTTTGAAAATCTTGAGATAATAGATCGTTCTGACGTTGTTTAAACAGCAATGTATTTCCTGATCCGGCAAGAGGTCCGCTTGCATTAGCAGCGCCAGTAAGTCCATTTAGTCCAACACTATTTGTTGGGGATTCACTTAAAAAATTTTTAAGATTCTTCATCTTTAGATTGCTGTTTAATGAGTTTTGCTAAATCGGCAGTGGACCCTACAAACAAAGCATTAGTTACATTTGTTGGACCTTTGCTTTGAGATTCTTCTTCTACACTTTTTAACTTCTTTTGCAGATCCATTAATTTATCTGTTGCATCTGCAACATTTTTAATTAGTTGTCCAGCAACTTCATATGCTCTAGGCATCTCACTTTCTTGAGCAAGTTCAAGAATTCCATTAATTGCTTCTTGTCCTTTTTCAATTATAGAATATAAATTACCTCTCGTA